AATATAAAGGTAATTTTGGATTCCCTATATGTATATTTTTACTCGAAAATAATAGTAGTATTTCCCAAATATCTGCGAAATGACCAGCACAAATAAATTCTCCTGCCCAATAACACGATGGTTCTATTTTTCCATTACTTAAATTATTTAGTAATTCTTTTTTAGCTTCACTTTTTTTAAATTTTGAAAATGTAATTCCTCTAAATTCTTTTATATCTCTCTTATCAGTTATTTCTTTATCATTCATATTTATATACAATTTTACATAAAAAAAATAACTATAATACATATAAGCGATGAAAAAATTTAGTAAAGAAATTAGTAAAATAATCAAAAAAATAATTAGTTTTTTTAAAACAAATATAAAAAAAATAATGAAAGTAAAAGGTTGGACAAAAATAGCATTAATAACCGGAATTATTCTTATAATTTTAATGTTTGTTAATAAAGATATAGTTTATAAAGAAGGATTTGTTCAAAAGGAAAAATTTGTATTAAAAAAAGGAGGTGAAATATATGATGATTTTTATGTAGATTTTTATGATGATTTATTGTTAGACCAAGTGAAAAATGATTTTGAGGTAGGAGAAATAAAACGTTTAATAAAAATAAATTCTATTAATAGAGTTTTGGATATTGGTTCAGGAACAGGACGTCATGTTAATTTATTAAATAAAGAAGGATATAAAGCCGAAGGTCTTGATAAATCAAAAGCAATGGTAAATTATGCTAAAACTAAATACCCTGAATTAACTTTTAAAGAAGGAGATGCATTGGAAGCTATGTTATATCCGCAAGATAGTTTTTCAACAATAACATGTTTTTACTTTACAATTTATTATATTAAAGATAAAAATAGATTTTTACAAAATTGTTACAATTGGTTAATGCCAGGAGGTTATTTAGTTTTACATTTAGTTAATAGAGATAAATTCGACCCTATCTTAAATGTTGCCGATCCTTTACATCTTGTTAGTGCTCAAAAGTATGCTAAAGAAAGAATAACTACATCAACTGTAAAATTTAAAGATTTTCAATATAAAGCAAAATTCGATATAGATAATCAAAATAATTTAGCAGAATTTAATGAAATATTTAAAGATGATAAAACTAAACATGTAAGACAAAATAGTCATAAATTGTATATGGAAACTCAAAAACATATTTTGGGATTAGCTAAAAATATAGGATTTATATTACAAGGTAAAATTGATATGGTAACAGCTCAGTATCAAAATCAATATTTATATTTACTTTATAAACCTGAATAATTCGTTATTATTTTATATTTTTTATTTATATAAATATAAAATATGGCTGAAGCACAATTTCCTCTATTAAGTCAATCTCTGGATGGAGAAAAACAATATACTGATTTAAGTATTCCTACTTTTGATGAATTACAAGATATATATGGTAGAAAATGGCAAAAAGAAAAAGAAAAATTTCAAACACAAATAAAATGTAATTTTTTTGCCTTAGTTGAAAGAGAAGCAGAAGGTAAGCAAGAATTATTTATGTTATGTGTTCCTGAGAGAAAAGAAAAAAAATATATTCAAGCTTTCTTGGATTTATTTCAATCACAATATACACCACATGTTGCAGATGTTGAAAGATTGGCTGGTAAAAGAACACGCAAACTGTTTGTAACTATGCCATCAAATTATAGCTGACTATCTGGTATGTATAAATATTCTTTACATTTTTTTGAAGAAGACGGTGAGATGCAACACGTTATACAAAAAGAACATATTTGTTGTGTAATAAATTAATAATTATTTTTATATTAATTTATTTTTTACGTTTTGTTTTACGTTTTCTTTTTCTATTTCTTTTTCGAGATTTTTTATAACCACCTTTACTTTGTCTTTTTCTTGCTTCTCGTGTTGCTTCTTCAGCAGTTATTCCTGATAATGGAGATTGAAATTTATTTATTTTTTGAATTTTTTTTCTATATTCATTTAACATTGACATTGATTTTTTTATTTCACCCGTCTTAAAAACGTTTCCCATATCTCCAAACTCTTCTTCATATTTGTCTATAAATTTGGTTTCTCCATCTGATAAAACTTTTCCAGAAGGTTTTTTACGATATTTTAAATAATTATGTTTTAATGTATCCCTTATTAGAGCAACATTATTTAATATTTTGTTTTTATCTTTTTTATTTTTTATTTTTGGAATTTTTATATTATAATTCTCATCATCTAATTTCTTTATTATTTCCTTAAATAACTTATCAACATCCATATACATATAATTTATATTATTTTATATAATTAATTAAATCTCGAGGACGTGATGCAAGTAAAAACGCATTTTTAGTGGCAATGTAATTATCCTGTTGATAAAATTGTGATTTTGATTGAAAAGGTAGATTATTTTTTCTTTCAGCTAATATTAAATTTAAATTATTTAATATATTAGTTATTTCTACAATTTGTTCGGGAAAAAAATTTAATCCGGCATAGTGTATATTGTATTTTAAAAAAGATTTCTGGTATTTTGTGAGATTTTCCATTCCATTTGTAAATGCAAGATATTTAAACATATTATATTTTAAAGCATATTTAATTTGAATAATAGCATTTTTCCAAATGTTTGTTTTTTTCTTAGTATCTGGTAAAATCCAATTTATTATTTTTTTTTCATCTATATAGGATATTGCTTGTTTTAATATGTAATCTTGAATATTCATTATATTATATTATAATACTTAATTTCGTTTATTTCGTTTAATGTTATAAATTATAAAGTAAATAATTAGTAATGTATAAACTATTGATTATTATTAGTATTATTTTATTAATAATTGGTATTTATAAAATAAAATTTCCTTTTTGGTCAAAACAGCCTGTTTTTCATTTTCATAATTTAAAATATTGGATAATTCCCCCAGGAATAATTCAACATGAAAATCCAGAAAAAAATAAATTTTATGATGAAAAAATTTTTTTTGATATATATGATAATATTCCAATTAAAATTAAGAATCATTTTGCTTTTTTTATAAAAAAACATTATTTACCTAATAAACAAGAACTATATAATCCTTCTAAAATGGATGTTTTAAATTATTTGCAAAGTCATAATAGAAAATCTTATTTATCAATTATGTATGATAAAAATAATTTAAAAAGACTGGTAGGAACTATGAGTTCAAGACCCTTAGATTGTTTTATTGGAAATAATAAATTACCAGTTCAATATGTTGATTTTTTGTGTGTTCATAAAAAATATAGAAAAAAGGGGTTGGCACCAAAAATAATTTATACTCATTACGTAAATTGTCGTTATAAAAGAAGTGAGCCAGTATTTTTATTTAAAAGAGAAGGTGATGTGACATCAATTGTTCCCTTAACGGCATATAATAATTATTTATTTGATATTTCAAGATGGGATAAGTCAGTTGTATTTGATGAACCAACTATAAATACTATTTTGATAACAGAAAATACATTTAATTATTTTTTTGATGTTTATGAAAGATTAATGAAATCAAAATTTAAATGTATTATTACACCTCATTTAAATCATATTAAATCGCTTCTTTTATCAAATCAAATATTTATAACTGTAACATTAATAAATAAACAACCTTATGATATATTTATTTTTCATAACACTCATACTACATATAATGGTAATAAAAGTATAGAATGTATATGTAGTTTTAAAGAAACAGACGAAAGTGTTTTTGTATTAGGATTTATGTGTTCAATAAGTTTGATATATAATGAAATGAAATTTACAAGATTATTTATTGAAAATATATCAAATAACAATGTTATATTAAAAAAGATAATAGAAAGATATCGTGAGGTTGAAAAAACAAAAGCATCATATTATTTTTATAATTTTGGATATAGACCATTTTTAAGTAACAATGTGTTTATTTTAAATTAATATAAAGTGTAATTAGTAATTTATATTAATTTATGTGTAAATGTTGTATTGTAAAATGCTTCCCTGAACAACGAACACTATTAAAATGTTGTTGTTTTAATTTGACATATTATAAGATATTTGTACTACAAACTATTTTTACAGTAGGTTTTCATTTTTTTGATATTGGAAGTGATATAGCGGTATTAGTTGATTTAAATCAAAAGAAATCAGAGTATTTCTCACTATGTTTAATGATTATATTACTTCCAGTAATTGCAAGTTTTATTAGGTCATTAGGTTATGTAAGAAGAGGTTGTAGTGGGGAATGTTTTTTTTGGATTACACAAAATACTATTTTTTTTATTTTACTACAAGGTAGTTTTTTTAGGCAAGCTTTTGAAAATTTAAGACAGGGAAGAAAAACACAACCATTTGTAGATACAAGAATACAAGAATCATTACTTGAAAGTGCACCAGAATCTTTATTTCAACTTTTTATTATATTAAAAGATGCTTCAAGTCAAACATTTAACCAAATGACAATTTATTATTCATCTATAACATTATCTATTTTTAGTTTAATTATGAGTTTAGTGTCATATGAAATTTTTTTATATAATGATAGTCGTCGAAGAGATTTTATAAGGAATCCAATAAGAACAATAGATTATTCTATTCCATTTGATATTACTGAAAAACCAATAAAAGGTAACAGTCGATATATTATTTTACTAACTTTTTATAGATTGACAGAAGTTTTATCTCGGGTTGGATTATTAGCATGTATAGGAAATATATATGATGGTTATTCTATAATATGGTTTTTATTAGGAGATTTATTATTATTATGTTTATTTCATTCTTATAAGATAATTTTGAATTGTGAAATATGTTATTATGAAAGTGACCAAGATGATGAACCAGATTCCTATGCTTTTCTAAATCATATTCAAATGACGCTAATCATAATTCTGTATAGAATTTTTGATAGAATAAAAAATTTGGCAGTTTTTTCTACTACATTTTTACAGTCAATTTATCTTGGTGGTGAGAGGTGGGACAATTTGCGCAACATACACCAAGATAAAAAAGATTTTATATTAAATATTAAATATCATTTTATTTCGCGATATTTAAATAATACAATTCTATCAATATTAATAATTTACAATTTATCTGTTAATACATATTCATATTCTATATTTGTGATTTCGATATCCAGTATTTCTTCATTTGTATTGAATATACTATTCCTCTACTTAATTTTAAAATATACTTACAATTATAAAAAATATCAATATATTTTTAAACCAATAGGGTGTTGTAAATGTATATGTTGTTGTAAAAATATAGAAGATGATATTAATGAAAACCACCCAGATGATATAGTTATTTAAGTTAATATTATTAATATGCTAAATAATATTAACGAGTGTATTTTCCGGCGCGAGCAAATGAATCAACAACAAAAATAGTAAAAACGCCTAAAAACATATACAAAACAAGTTCTTCTGTAACATTTTGAGTTTTTTCATCTTTATTTTCTTCTAAAAGATGAATCATATAATTTAGTTTTCTCATTAGTTCATCTTTAGACCCATGAAGATTTGCATTATTCGTTGCTTTATTATAATAAGGCACATAAGTATTAAAATAATTTTGATAATTCATATTTTTGGTTTTATTTATATCTAATTTTGTAAATGCTTCAGGACTAACAGCTGAATCAGTATTGATATTATCTTCTACGATTTCGTCAGGTTGTTTTGTTAATTCAGGTTTTGGTGGAAATTGTTTTAGTTGTGGAGTAAAATCTGCTAAATCTTCTTCTTCCTCGTTTTCTATACTCCCCATCGTGTTTAGGAATTCTTTAACTTTTTTAGAATTTTTTTTTTTAATTGTTCTATTTTTTCTTTTTTGTGTATTAAAATTATTCATTAATTTATTATTTGATGAAAAATCAGAATATGAAAGAGTTGATGCCATACTTATAAAAAAATAAGATTATAATTTTATATTAATATACTGAATAAAAATATTACAATTTTATATATGGATAATTATTTTGAACTTTTTTTACTTGCTGTATTAGTATCATTAATATACAAAAAACCTGTATTTTTAGAAAATATCACAAATAATAAATTATATTTAGTGTTTTTAATATGCCTAAATGCATACGTTGCAAAAAAATTTGGAATCACTTCGGGAATTATAATGGCTTTAATTAATATTATTTTATTAGATACAAAAGAAACTTTTTGTAATGTTATTGAAGAAAAAGAAGAATCAGAACCTAAAGTAAATGTGCAAACATGGCGCCCAGCTAATTTCACATCTCCTTGTCAAACTGAAAATGATAGAATATTAAAAGTTCGTTCAGAGAGAGCGACTTTAAATGCATCTAAATAAATATTTTTCTTACTAAATATTAGATATGATAACCAAAAATATTTTAGAATCATTAAAATCATTAAATAATAGTAAATTTTTTGCAGGATTAGTTATGATAATGTTGAATATAGGTTCTAAGTATGTTACAGTAGAATTAAGTAAATCTCAGGAAGAATACCTTAAGAATAATGTAGGTAGGCAAATATTGATTTTTGCTATATCCTGGATGGGAAGTAGAGATATATTAATTGCTTTAGCATTAACTGCTATATTTACTATTTTAACTGAACATTTATTTAATGAAGAAAGTGCATTATGTATTATACCACGTAAATATAGAAATTATGAACATTTATTAGACTTAGATGGTGATAATGATGTAACAAAAGAAGAACTAAAAAAAGCTCAAGAAGTTTTAGAAAAGGTAAGGAAAAGAAATGAAAGAAGAGAACATCTTAGAAATTTAAATAATTTTAAATCCTTACTTTAATTTCTCACTTATTTATATTAATAGACAATGGCTACTAAAATAAATAATAAAAAAGAAGAAATGAAAAAAAGAATCGAACAACGTGCTAAGAGTGGTTCTAAAAAAGCAAAAAAAGAAGAAGAAATGAAACAAAGGATTGATAGACGTCGTGCCCGCGCTGGGAAAAAAATGGATGACGATGATACAGCAGAATTAATTAAACGTATAGAAAATAGAAAAAAACCCGAAGTAACAACTTATAGTAAGGATATAGATGTATCAAAAAAATGTGGTGATAAAACATTATTCAACATATCATTTAATTACAAAACACGTTTATCTGGTAAAAAGTTATTTCCTTTAACTGATTCTAATTTTGAAAAAAAGGAAAAAAATATTACAGAAAAAATAGATGTTGGAGATATTGTAAAATATATTCCCAGAGATAAAACTGATAAAAATTTTGGATTGGAAGCTAAAGTTATAAAAATATCAGAATTAAATAACAAAAAAACATATGATATAGAATTTACTAATCCTATATTAGGTAATTTAACAAAATTAAAAGATTTAAATGAATATGAAGAATATTTGGAAGAAAAAAATAAAGAAAAAAAAGAAGAAAAAAGTGAAAAAATGATAAATCATAAACAATTAGTGAAAATTACAAAAATGAATTTATTTTTTTGTGAAGATGAATCAATTGATAATAAAGAAACTCTTATGAATAAAATAAATGAACATGTGCAAAATTTTGTAAATAACAAATTTATTCCATATAAATTTCCAACTAAAATTAAAAAAAGTAAAACAATGGATGGTTGGGTTGTAGAATTTCTTATTCCTCAAAATGCTGTTGCTGGAAGTATAACTACAATAAAAATTAAAAATGAAACAGTTGGGGTTAGAATTCCTAAAAATTTTAAACCATATCAATATCACAAAATGCTAATAGAAGATACATTACAGGGTTCAATAAATGCAAAAGAAGATAAAAAAAAAATGGAAGAGAAAATAGAAAAAGTAGGATTTATTCCATCATATATAAAAGGCTCTGAATATGATGGAGAATCTAAAATATTAGATTTGGATGCATTAGTAGAACCAGGACCTAATCAATTATATCTTATAGATGGAGTTAAAATAATAAAAACTAAGGATGGAAATAATTATGAAATGGAAGATGGTGTTAGTCTTGGTGACAAAAAAAATACAAAAAATATAAAAGTTAAATTAGAATTATTTTTAATATTAAATAGTAAAAAACCAGAAGGAGAAAGTAGAGGACAAGAACTAAAAAGAAAAATACATGATATGATAATGAATAATGGAACTTGTGATGATGCTATGGCAAAGTTAAGAAAAGGACTTGATAAAGCAGCAGATGTAACTCCTAATATTGAAAGAGGTACTAAGAAGAAAGATGTTAAGAAATGGGGCGATGGTGCGAAGCCGAAAACGTTGCAGTGGTATTCACAGATAGAAGAATCAGGAGCACAAACACGAAAACGAATTAAAGAAGGAGTTGGGAGATTAAAAAAAACAGATAATTTTGAAAAAGATGAAAAGAGAATAAAAAGAAGATTAGCTAAGGATAAAGAATTAGCACGTCAGGGTCAAGAAAAACCCCCGGCTCGTCCAAAAAGACTTCCTAATAAAGATTATCGCAGTGTAAAAGCTCCTACTCGTCCGCCCCGACGTCCCTATACACTAAAACCTTCAAAGAGCCAACTCCAATCAGCAAGAGGTAACTTAAGAAGTGTTGATAGTAGAGGAAATCCACGAGGAGGTAAAAGAACTCGTAAAAAAAAGAAAAGAAAGAAAAATACACGTAGAAAAAAGATGAAAAGAAAGAAAACTCGTAGAAAAAAAAAGAAAAAGAAGAAAACTCGTAGAAAATAAATTAATACTATTTAAATTTATTAATTAGTATTAATCTTTTTTATTTTTTTGTATAATATTTTCTAATTCTTCAACTTTATTGTTTAATAATTTTAATTGTTTAATTAATTCTTTGGTTTCATTATGAGATTCTTCTTTTTCGAGTTGTTCAACTTGGTACCACCAGTTATATACACCAGTAACACCATTATAACCTAATTTTACAACATTATATGCTAAATCAACACCTTCATATAAAATAATACCTAAAACCATATAATATAATTACTTATTATTTTTAATTAAAATTTAAACTGATAGTGTTTCTTTCAGATTTGGGTTTTCTTCTGGATTTTTTAGGTTTTTCTAAAACAGAGTTTTTCATTTCATTTAATTCATTTACACTGACAACACTGTTTGTATCTTTTTGAGCAATATTAATTTTTTTAGTTTTCAATCCAGATAATATGTCATTTAGGTCACTGGGTCCTTTCATTTCAGGTCTTGGTGTTTTAGAGAATTTGTCGTTTAAATCCACTGCATCGTCATATTGTGGTCTTCTACTTGCAGCAACATCGGGTCTTGCACGAGTTCTTCTCATTTGTGGTGGATTTTGTCTCATTTCCATTGGAGGCATAGGAGGTGCTCCCATTGGAGGCATTGGTCCGCTTCCGCCCCCTCCACCCATAACTCCTCCCATAAATTGTCCAAATCCAGGATTATTTTGATTCATTGAATTCATAGCAGCAGTTTGGAATTGTTGCATAAGTTCAGGATTTTGTCTCATAATATCGTCCATACCAGGCATAGAAGATTTAAACATTGTATTAGTCATATGTAACATAGCTGCGCTTCCTCCAAGCATAAATAATAATTTAATTTCGGGAGCCATTTTAGCTTTACCGCCATATTTTTCATGTAATTCCCCGAAAACTTCGTCATATTCATCTATATTTTCATTAACAGCTTCACTCCATCCATCAAGTTTTAAATCAAATGGATCAAATCTTCCGTTAAGAAATTCTAATCCACTAACAAATGCCATTAACATTTTGCCCTGAAATTTGATACTATTTTTTTTCTCTTTTTCATTTTTTATCATTTCATATTCTCCTTTCATTTCAGCCAAGGAAGATTCCATACTGTATTTTTTAGTAAGTTGAATTCCTCTTTTTTCTAAATCTTCAAGTTTTCTTAAAATTTTTAATTTTTCTCTTAGGGTTTCTTCAGGTGATAGAGAAGGAGAGGGTGGAGGAGCAGATGGTGCTACAGGAATTTCATTAAATGTTTTAAATCCATCATCAGTTTCAACTTTAGGATTAGTTGTTGCACTTTTTAAAGGATTGACAGGTATTGGTTCGTCAACTTTTAAAGTAATACCAGGGCTGTTGTCGGGTTTTCCAAATATATTGCTTGTGACATCAGTAAAGGATGGTCTTTTTACTTTAGGTTTATCAGAGATATCAATATCTCCAATATCATTTAACTCCGATAAATTAATATCAGCTCTTGGAGAAGTAGCTTTGTTTTTATTTGGATTCATAAGCATTTCTGCTCCTGGACCAAAATTAACACTTTTTTGAGGTTTATTATCATCAATATTAATTTTAATTGTACCAGCAGAGTCATTGCTACTAACATTTAAATTAGGACTTCCTAAATTAAGACTAATTTCTTCCATCTTATGTTTTAAATAGAACTTTTAATTTTAAGTAATCCGCATAATAAATATATTATTCGATTTTTTCCTTTAAAATTGTATTTTTTAAATACCATCTACCTTGTAAAAAACTATCAGCTAAATCATCTTTTTTTTTGTGTTTATCAAAAACTTCTAACCATTTACTAAGATAATTATTTTCATTTAAAATATTTCTTGTGATAATAATACTTTCTTTTTTCCTCTCAGAATATGTAGTTTTTTTATTACCTAAAAATTCTTTAAGTTTATTAGAAGCAGATACTTCTTCTACCAGAGGTATATTTTTTTCAATAAAATGTTGCATAATCATACCTTGTAGAGTTTTCATCCTCATAGCTAATGGTCCAATTTGATTTTCTATAACAACACCATCAATTTGAATATTTTTAAAAATATTATTAAATTCTTTTTTTAGATTTCTTCCATATTGAACTAAGTTAAAATCATTTGTTTTGACAGAAGATATATTATTAAAATATTCTATATCTAATTTATTTAATATAATTTTTTGCAAATCATCTTTTTTAATTTTTTTTTCAAATTCTATATCATATTTTTTTGCTAATTCTTTTAATTTTATTATTTTTAATTTTTTGATTTTTTTTACATTTAATTCTGGTGGTGGTATTTTAAAATCTTTATTTTTTGCATGAATTTTACAATAATATTTATTATTTTTAGTAAATTTAGCTTTTTTATTACAAGTTTTATTGGTTTTTTTATTTATCTCTCCACAGCAGTAATTTGTTTCATTACATAAATTAACAACGTCCCATATTTTTATTTTATAATGTAATTCATCTGTAATATTAAATAAACAAATAGCTAAATTTTTCATTCCAACATCAATACTTAGTATATTCATACAAATTATAGTTATTATTATTTTAAATATTATTTAGTTATTTAATAATATTTAATTATTGTGAGGCTTTTTTCAATAATATTTGCTCTTGAGTTAAAATAGGAGCAACTAATTTAGATTGTAATGCATGTCTGCTGAAATACAAATTTTTTAAATCTGAATTTTCATAACCATAAGGAGTAGAGACATCGGCAGAACTTTGAAATAAATATTTTTGGTGATGCTGTATTTGTGTAGCTTTTTTAACACAAGGAGAACATTCATTACAAGCTAATTCTCTATTTTTTTCTGTTAAAAATTTACCATTACCAATTAACCATTGTCTATAGTCAAAATTATTTTTAATACCTAAATTATCCCTAAATTTAGCGTTTGCATCATATGAAGGATTAAAATTAGTAAATAATCTTCCATCACTCATAAAGGGAGGTGTATTAAAATGTATATTATTAGAACCTGAATAACAAGTAGCCCAACTCATTTATATACTTAATATATATAATTATTCAGATGATTTTATTAATTCGATTAAAGGAGTTTTTTTTAACGATTTATAATTAGTTAATCCTTTAGCTTCTGCAATAGCCTTTAATTCTGAAACTTTTAATTGAGTATAATCGACATCATCGTTATCTTCTTCTTCCACTTCATTATCATCATCATCGTTTTCAATATTTTCTTCTGCATCATTTTTTGTAACAGAAATTTTTTTAATATCTTTATTATTAGTTTCTGTTTCACTATTGTTATCATCATCATCATCATTATCATTATCATCATCATCATCATCATCGTCGATTTCATCTAAACTATCAACTTCTTCCAATTCGATTGTGTCATCAATCACAGGTGTTTCTTTAACAGAAATTTTTTTAATATCATTTTCTGTTAATGAAATATTATCAGTTTTTGCTAAAGATAATTTGGGTATTTCCTCATCTTCATCTTCACTGTCTGAATCACTAACTTCATCGCTATCATCATCTTCATCATCACTATCATCAGATATAACAATTCTATCATCTTGAGCGTTTAAGTTCCAAGCTCCAGTATTTTCATTATTTTCATTATCTTGTGGATGTTCTTGATTTTCATGAACAGGTTCGTAAGTTTGATTTGATTGTGGAGAATAATCTTGTGTAGGTTGATAATTTTGAACAATATCAAACATAACATTAACTTTTCTCTCCATAGTAGTCATTTTATTTCTGAAATATAAAAATAGTAATGTGCAACTTAATGCGCTAAAGCCTAAGCTTATGACAAGTCCTTTTGATAAAACCATTATTAATAGATAAAAATAAAATAAAAATTATAATTAAACGTGCAAATTAAATTTTTTCTAAAATTTTATTTGTCATATTTATTATATTTTCAGGATAATTAAGATTTTTTAATACACTAACCCCTCCTTTTACAGTAGAAATACCATTAGTTATTTTATATGTATAATGAGGATCGTTGTTTTGCTTAAATAATGTTTTCATAGATTTATTTGAAATTGTTTTTTTTTCAAATAGTTTGCAAAGTCTAATATAATGAGTAGTTAAAAGGAATCTTACGTTTTTATTTTTAGATATATGAAATAAGTAAGAATAAGCACTACTAATAGCTTCATAAGGATTTGTTCCTGAGTATAATTCATCAAAAATACAAAAGTGTTTTTTATTTGGGTGTTTTTCTATAATATCTAAAATATTTTTACATCTTCTTGCCTCTGCCTGGAACAAACTATCTCTTGAACAAGTATCGGGTATATTTAAATAACAATGAATATAATCAAATAAAGAATTGTTACCATTATCAAAAAATCCGTAACCTATTTGTTGTGTTAATATTATATTTATAATAGTAGCCTTTATAGTGGTGGTTTTACCTGCTGCATTTGGTCCTGTAATTATGATATTTTTTTTTAAATTTATATTATTTTTGATAGGATTATCTATAGAAGGGTGATAAAAATTATTAAATTTAAATTTTAATTTTTTATTGAAAGTGCATAAATTCATTTTTTTATTTTTAATATTTTTATTAATACCTATAATAGAATCAATATATCCATGAAATCCAAATGAATAATGAATAATATTTTGGATATTATCATCATCATATAACACAAAGAAATGTTTCATAAGTTTCCCTATATATCTAATTTTTCCTAATTTATGTGTATTAAGAGGTAAATTTCTAATAGTATTATGAAATGTTTGTAATTTATCTTTATAAGTTAATAAATTATCATTAAATTTATTATAAGAATCGTATTTGTTTGTTAAATTATAAAAAAATTTCATTTTTTCAATAGTGTAATCTAAATATTCATTAATTATTTCAAATTTATTTGTAATGTAATAAGTATTTACATAAAATCTATAACAACTAATTATATTTTGGTAAATATTCCAGAAAAACATACCGGCAGCGAATAATAAATAAGCTTTATTTCCTAATGAGGCATTTCTAAAAGAAAAAAATAATTTACCAACAGCATGATTTTTTAAATTTTCCTTAAGTATTTTATAATATGAATTCCAAGATATAGGTAATTGCATCATTTTAAGTACAAAAAAGGGGACAATTAAAATAAATAAAGGAGCTATTAATTGTAAGACAGGTGCAGAAATATTATAAAAACTAAGAATAGATAAAAACATGGAAGATCTATTAAGCCACATAAATCTCTGGAAATCAATATATTGATATTTTTCTAAAAAATTATTTTGTCCTTTTACTTCTTTCCAAGATGAAAGCATTTTATCAATAATTGCGTGTTCAAAAGGAATAGAATGAATATTTTTGTATAATTTTTGTGAATCTTCTAAAAAAGATTTATTTGTTGTAAAATATTTTGACCACGATGGAATGCTTAATTTACCTAATTCAGTGGTAGGTTGTAATGTATGAGTATATATAGATTTTGTATTTTCTGAAACGGTATTTTCCAATTCTAAATCAGTTTTGACATTATCAGGAATTTTTTGTTTATTATTTAAATATTCTATTGGTAATTTAAAAGTATTATCAGAGAAAAAAGGGTTTTCTTTATTTAACATTTAAATGAAATAAAGAAAATGATATTATTTATTAAACGATTTAATTTAAGCCTAAGTGCTCAGTATAATTAGCAGGCATTTCTTCAATTTGAGTACAATAATAATCTTCAAACTTTTTAAGTCTTGTAGCATCATGTTTAGTTTGAAAGTTGATAGCAATACCTTTTCTGCCCCATCTCCCAGACCTACCAATTCTATGTAAATAAGTATGTTCGTTTTTAGGGATATCAAAATTAATAACAATACTCACTTGTTGAACATCAATCCCTCTTGCAAATAAATCCGATGTAATTAATACACGACAACCTCCTGATTTAAAATCCTTATGTGTCTTTTTTCTTTCTTCATCGGGCATTTTTCCGTGAATTTTCTTAACAGGAAAATTATCTGCTTCCATTGCCTCTTGTAAATCATCAACTCTTTTTGTGCTATTACAATAAATAATTGCTTGAGATACAGTGAGACTGGAAAATAAATCTTTAAGTGTTTCATATTTTTGAACATCATCTTCAATATTTATAAAATATTGTGCAATTCCTTGTAAAGTTAATTGTTCGGCTTTAACTAAAATTTTAATAGGATTTCTTAAAAATTTCTCTGTTAGTTCTTGTAAATCAGTTGGCATAGTAGCACTAAATAATCCAATTTGGATATCATTTGGCATATATTGAAATATTTTATACATTTGCTCTGTAAATCCTGATGATAACATTTCATCTGCTTCATCGATAACTAATAATTTAATATGTTTATTTACTAAATATTTTCTTCTAAACATATCATGAACTCTTCCCGGTGTGCCAATAACAATTTGTGGTGTATTTTCTAATAGTAATTTTTTATCTTTTTCAACAGATGTTCCTCCTACAAGTAACTGGGTTTTAATTTTTAAAAATCGCCCAACATCATCTAATACTTGCTTTGTTTGTATGGCTAATTCGTGAGTAGGAGCAAGTATAACTGCCTGAGTATTATATACTTTTTCATTGATAATTTGTAAAGTTCCTGTTACAAATGCACCAGTTTTACCTGTTCCAGATTGTGCTTGTGCAATAATATCTCTGGCAGGTCTATATGTCATAGGATAAAGTGCTTTACTTTGAATAGAACTTGGATTTTCAAAACCAAAAGCATATATTCCCCTTAATAGATTTTGTTTTAAATCTAATTTTTCATCGTCCCAGCTTGTAATTTTGTATGATAAATGTTCGTTTGAGGAGTTCTCTAATACTGAAGTCATCGTAATTATTATTATTATAATATATTTAAGTTTGTTTCAATTTTAAGTTAATCCAAAATTGATATAAAAAAAATAATATAAATAGTAGTATTAGAGTTATGGCAGTATTAGCAGATAGACAATATGAATTAAAATTCTTTCTTAATTTGGAAAATGAAAATAAAATTCAAGAATTAAGTAAAGAAATAATTGATAAAATTAATAAATTATCTAAGAGAGTTGGTGCACCATCATATCAAAAAACTCCTGTATTTAAAAGAAATAATTACAGGAATCAAAGACCTATTAAAAAGGGTGAAATTACAGAAGAAGATTGGAATACCATAAGAAATTTTAAAAAAACAAAATTAATAAAAAATACTGAAGGAATTGAAGCACAAATGGATAAAATCAGGTGTAGTTTAAATAAACTAACAATTACTACTTATGATATTGTATTGGATGATATTGTTTGTATTATTAAAGATATTATTAAAGATGAAAATAATAGCGAATCTTCCTTGGAAAAAATTGGAGCTGCTATTTTTGAAATAGGAAGTGTTCATAAATTTTGGTCTAAGGTATATGCTACATTATATAAAGAGTTGATTGAACAATTTTCTATTATGAAAGATATTTGTCTTAAAAATTTCAAAAATTTTAAAAGTATATTTACTAATATTAATTTTATAGACGCATCAGAGGATTACGATTTATTTTGCGAATATAATAAAGAAAATGAAAAGCGTAGAGCATTAAGTAGTTTCTTTAGTATTTGTGCTGAATTAGAAATTATTAATAAAACTGAAATTGAAAAAATTATTATGGATTTTATTGAACAAATTAAACTTGATATTAGTAAGGAAAATAAAGTAAATCATATTGCAGAATTAGTAGAGAATATTAGTATAATGATAACATCAGGAAAAAAATATTTGTGTGAATCTGATAATTGGGATGATATTTTAAGTTCTATTGAATATTTTGCTAATTTAAATCAAAAAAAATATCCAAGTTTAAACAGTAAAATGGTATTTAAATTTATGGATTTACATGATGAATTAGAAGATGATTAATAATAATAATATAAAAACACAATAATAATTATATTATTATGGCTAATAAAAATTTGTCTTATTCATTGACTGAAAAAAATAAAACTACAGATAGTGATGTTACTTATGAAAGTTTAATTGAACAAGTTAATGCAGAATCGAGTAAGTTAGATGATTTAAATATGGATTATTTAACTATAGATGATTATGTTGCAAGTGAAATGGATTATGATACTAATTATACAAAAAAACAATTAGAATTTATTTGTGATTATTATGGTATTTCTAAACGAAAAAAGAAAAAACAAGATTTGGTGGAAGAAATTGTTATATTTGAAAAAGAACCTTCTAATTTTGATATTGTTCAAAGGAGAAAAACTATGTGGTTTTATATTGAAGAAATTAGTAATGATAGTTTCTTAAGTAAATTTTTAATATTAGATTAAATTATATGGTATTATCAAAAATTAATGATAAAGTTTCTTATGCTGAATTAAAAAATATTGATGAAAATGATAAAGGACGAGATGTTTCTATGTATCAAATACAATTATTTAATATTCCTGTTATTATTGCTTTAGGGGATATTAAATTTACATTTATTAATGATGATATTTTATTTTGTCCTGTTTATTTGGTTGTAGATGAAAGTAATAAAATTTATCAAATAGGAGTTTATGAATTTCATAGCAAACAATTAGAAAACTTAAAAGATGAAGATGGTGATTTAGATATTTCTATAATAGATGGACCTTTATTATATACTTTCATAGATAAACCTTATATTGATAAATGTATGAAAAATGAAAAATTAGTTATGGATTATGATTCAGGAGATTATGGTTCAAGTGATGAGGAAGATGGAGATAAAGACGATGATGATGAAGAAGAAGAAGAATTACTTGGTTTAAGCGATGAGGAGGAGGAGGGTGAGGATAAAAGTGAAGAGAAAAAACAAGAAGGAGAATTAAAAAATCCACCCACTGTATTAGCTGAATTAAATATAGAAGATTATGAAGACGATGATGATTTTTTACAGGAAGGTGAAAAAGAAAAAGAAGATAAAAGAGAAAGAAAAAATTATAAAAAATCCGGTAAATCTGATTCACAATGGATTGAAGATTTTATGACTAATAATAATTATAGTGTTATAGATAATCCTGGAAAAGGTGATTGTTTTTTTTATGTTATAAGAGATGCATTTAAAACAATAAATGTTAATGCTGATGTAAAAAAAGTAAGAGATAAATTAGTTGAGAGAGTTGATAACAAGGTGTTTCAAAATTATCGGGAAAGGTATGATATGTATGATAAAGAATTACGAGAATTAATTAAAGATATACCAAAAAATAAAAAATTAGCAGTTAAATTAAGTAAGGAATATAATAAATATGCAAAAGAAAGTAAAAAGATAAAAGACAGAAAGGAAAAATTAGAAGTAGTTAAAAAAGCAAAAATAATTAAAAAAAAACATTCTGCAAAAAAACTTGAAATAACAAGACAAGAAGGAGAATTAAAAGCAGTAAAAAAAAATATAGAAGAAGTTAAATGGTTGAAGAATATTAAAACACTTGACCAGTTACAGAAAAAAATGCAAACATGTGATTATTGGGCTGATCAATGGGCAATATCAACTTTAGAAGTGGTATTAAATACAAAATTTATAATATTATCAAGTGATCAATATAAAAAGGGTAATTACGACGGTGTTTTTCAATGTGGTGATTTTGTTCATGACGAAATAGAAAAGAAAAGATATTTTAAACCTAAGTATTATATCATTTTTGAACATACAGGTAACCATTACAAATTAATAAGTTATAAAGATAAACAGATATATAGATTTCACGAGATACCTTATGGTATGAAAACACGTATAGTAGAAAAATGTATGAAATCAAAAGGAAAAACATTGTATAATTATATTCCTAAGTTTGCAAAATTAATAGGAGATACAGTAGATATTCCTATAAAAAAGAAAGAAATAGAAGATAAGAAAATTGAAAATGATGAAGGGGAAGAAAAAATAGATGAAAAACAGGAAGAGCAATTAGAAGAAGTAGAGATGATTCCCACTCCAACAAGAGAAGATGCAGATTTGTTTGACCCTGAAATAGAATTTATATTTTATTCAAGGTCATCTAATTCAAAACCAGGTAAAGGTAAGGGTGAAAGTTTGCCAGAGGATAAAAAATCAGCATATAAAGAATTAGGTGAAATTAAAGATTTCAGGAAGGTTTTATCTAATTTCTATGTTAAGGAAAAAGTAGATGGTGTTCGACCCCCATTATTTGAATTGGATGGTAAAAAATGGGCTTCTGTGGAACATTATTATCATGCAAATAAATTTAAGAAAAATAATAAAGATTATTATGATAAATTTGCATTGGGTTCTGGTTCTCAATGGGAAGATGACCCTTTGAAAGCTTTAGGTGCTGGTGGGAAGGGAGGAAATGTAAGAGAAAAAAATCCAGAAACTAAAAAAAGTAAAATTATATTTAAGAGACCAAAAGAAATAGTTATGGATGAAGATTTCTTTGATGGTAAAAATCGTGAAGTAGTTATGGAAAGAGGACAGCAAGCAAAGTATGAGCAAGATGAATTCTGTAAGAAAGTATTATTAGCAACTAAAGATGCAAAATTATCACATTTTGTTCCAAGAAAACCCAGAGGACAAAACTTGGTAACATTTTATGATACAATGAGAATAAGACAAAAACTTAAAAAAAAGAACTAATAAATTTATAATATCAATATAATATAAGTTTATTATGGAATATAAAATATTGTATGATAATACAAAAGAACCATATTTGGATGATATTCCAAAGTATCCCAAAGATATAGAAAACGGATTTAATAAATATATTTTAAATAAAACAATTCCACCTTATGAAGTTAATGGTAGAATAGTTGGTCCATTTACATTAAGAGATTATATTAGTTACATGATTAAGTATGATGTTAATGGATTAAAAAAGTTTCATAAGTTTAAGAAAGAAAGAATAGAGGATGGAATTTTAGTAAACGCACTTGAGCTTGCTGAAACAGATGTAGAATCAGAAACAGATTCAGAATCACAATCAGAATCAGAATCTTATGGAGGAGGATTTTTTTTTAATAAAACGCGTAAAAAAGGTAAAAAGAAAAAGAAAAAGAAAAAGAAAAAGAAAACATTTAAGCGCAAAAAAAAGGAAAGAAAATGGACAGATACAAGTTATCCATATAGGGATGTTACAAAAGGAGAAGCTATTAAGGATTTTTTAACTTTAAGAAAATTAGTACAGCAAAAAGATTGGAATGCAAAGTCTATAGCAGGAAATGCATTAATAGATTGGGGTACAGAAAAAGCAAGAAGAAAAACAAAATATAGAAATAAATCATTTATAGATAAATGGAATAATAAAACAAGACGTAAAAAAATGTTAGAATTTGCCAAACGTCTTCATAAGAAGACGCCTGGTAAATCAGTATTAGGGTCTATTCGTTCAGCAATAGATTTGCAATGGGGTACAGTAAATACACTGAGAGCAGCAGCAGCAGCATGTATGTATAAAAAGTATAAAGCAACAAGAGTGTTAGATTTTACAGCAGGTTGGGGTGCAAGAATGGTAGCAGCAATGGCTTTAGATATAGATTATATAGGAATTGATAGTAATACAAGCTTGCGTCCAGGTTATAATAAACTAATTAAATTATTGAAACCATATACAAAAAGTAAAGTTAAGATGTATTTCAAAAAAGCAGAAAAGGTTGATTTTTCAAAAATAGGAAAGTATGATTATGTATTTACATCACCTCCTTACGAATATTTAGAAGCATATGAAAATATGAAAAATTATGAAGGTGACGGTAAAATAAAACAACCATCAAGTTCTCAAAAAATAAAAATGGATGATTCTGCAAAATTTTATGATGAATTTTTGGTACCTACATTAAAGAAAGCATATAAATATTTACCAAAAAATAAACATATTTGTTTGAATATGCCTGATATAATGTATGATAAAATAAAAAAGAGATGGATTCCAGTAACAAGAAAGGAAACATATAATATAGTAAAAAGAACAGGAGGACCACATGGCAAGGAAAATAGAAGAGGAAAAGAGCTTATATTTTGTTGGAAAAAGTAATAAATAAAATAACAATATTATAATATATATATTATAATGTCGTTAACAAAAAAAAGTGAAAAATTAATAAAACATTTTATTGATGATTTTGATAAATATTGTGTAAAAAAAACAGCAGATGCTCAAAAAAGTACAGATACAGTATTAAAGTTAGTTTATCGAGATATAAGACATAGCGTAAATTATATGAGATTAGTAAAAAAAAATAATTTATTATTAACTGATGTAAAAAAAATTAACGGTTCATTAAATAAATTGCCAAAATCAAATTTAATGGATAGTTCTTTTATGCCGGGAAATATAAAGGATAAAATTTTATATAATATATTAGGTTATATGAAGGGTACAATAACTTTATCATCAATAAAAATAAATATATATTGGGGTATTTTTAAAGAGAGTGATTTCAATAAACTCTATAATATAAAAAATAATATTCTTGAAGTGATAAAAATGATAAAATTTTGTACATTAAATAAAAATATTAAAACAGTGAATACATTAGATATTTATTTATATTTGACAAATGAAGAAAAAAAATTACCAAATAATAAAGTATATACTTTGGGTCCAAATAATTGTAATTCTGCGGTAACATATGCATGTGCGTCAGCTGGAAAAATATTAATATATCGTAAAGAAGAATGGAAAAAAGTTTTAATTCATGAGTTATTTCATAGTTTATGTTTAGATTTTGCACTTTCAAATTACAATAGTTTAAAATCAAATGTAAAAAAAATATTTGATGTAGATAGTGATTATGAAATAACTGAAGCTTATAGTGAATATTGGGCAACAATATTAAATAGTTGTTTTATAAGTTATGATTTATTAGATAATGAAAATGATGTAGAAGAATTTATATTATTTGTTGAATTTTGTATTCAGTTGGAAAGGATATTTTCTTTATTTCAAATGATTAAAATATTACATTATATGGGTTTAAATTACAGTAGTTTATATAAAACAGATTCTACAAGTGTAAGATATAGAAAATTATTATATAAAGAAGACACAAACGTTTTATGTTACTATGTAATTAAAACAATAATGTTGTTTTTTAACGATGATTTTTTAAAATGGTGCTTACATAATAATAGTTTAGTTATAAAATTTGATAAAACCCAACAAAATTTTACAAATTTATATAAATTTATAGAAGATAAATATAATAAAAGAACATTTTTAAATGCAATATCAAGTATGACTTTGTTTTATAGTAAAAAGGTAGGACCGTATCATAAGAGAACTAAGAAAAGCGATTATTTATTAACTACATCAAAAATGACTATTTGTGAAAATTGATAATTTAATATAATTAATTAATTTTATTAAACAACAATATGGGTGTAAAATTACTATCAAAATTTTTAAAAAATGAATGTTATGATGAAACAAAAAAAATACATTTATCTGGATTATATGGTAAAAAAATATGTATAGATACAAGTATATATTTATATAGATTTAAAGGACAAAATATGTTAATTGAAAACTTTTATGTTATGTGTTCATTATTTAAAAAATACAATATAACGCCAATATTTGTATTTGATGGTAAGCCTCCAATTGAAAAACATAAAGAATTAGAAAATAGAAAAAAAGAAAGAGAGACTGCAAAAGAAAAATATGAAATTTTAATGAATAAATTAGGAGAAAATATATCACAAAAACAGCAATATGAAATAGATAGATTAAAAAGAAGTATGGTAAAAATAACAAGAGAAGATGTTGATTTAATAAAATCAATGTTTGATGCATATGGTATATCTCATATAACAGCAATTGGAGAAGCAGATATATTATGTGCAAGTTTAGTAATAAAAAAAAAAGTATATGCAGTTTTAACTGAAGATATGGATTTATTTGCTTATGGCAGTCCAGTAATATTGAGATATTTTAGTTTATCTCAACATAGTTGTATATTGTATAATTTAAATACAATATTAGATAAATTAAATATTAATAAGAAAGATTTTCAAATGATATGTGTGTTATCGGGAAATGATTATTATGAAAGTAAAAAAAATATTTATTATTATTTAAAAATATATAATAAATATAAAAAATCAAATTCAAATAAAGAATTATTAGAATGGTTAATAGAAAATAATTATATAGAAATAGAGGATGTAATGGATATTGAATCAACTTTAAATATTTATTTAAATATAAATAAAGAATTAAAAAAATATAAATATTTTCAAATAAAATTTCATTCAGTTTGTAAAAAATCACTTATAGAAATATTAGAAAGGGAAAGATTTATATTTTAAGTAATATATAATAAATTTTTTTTTATAATATATTATATGAAGTTGAAAATATTAAGTTGGAATATAAATTTTATTCATAATAATTGGGTAAAGAGATTAAATAATATAAATAAAATATTAGAAAATGAAATAGATAATTGTGATATAATAGCATTACAAGAGGCGACATTACCTTTTAGTGATGCATTAGTAAATATTCATAAATTTTTAGAAAATACAAATATTAAACATTTTGATTGTGCTCTTGTGGAGAGAAATTTTTTATATAAATATATAATTGAGAATTTTCCCAAATATAAAAAATATATAATAGGAATGTTTGAATATTTTATGAACAAGATGCTGTATTTATGTGTGACAATTTTTTCAAAATATGGTGAGTTTTTAAAAAACCTTTATTTTAAACATCCATATATAATAATATTATTTTGTGTATTATGTCCGTTTATATTTTTACCAAGTTGTTATTTTTTTGGTATGCTAACAATATTAAATAATAAAGTAAATTATAGTGATGTAAAATCAAAATATATAGGAAACAGACGTATTCAATATAGTGTATTTAATCATAATAATAAAGAAATTATATTTGTAAATATTCATTTAATACCAGGAGGTAATAAAAAAACAAAAGAAAGAATGATAGAAATAAAAAAAATATTGAAATTATGTAAAAAATATGATAATGTAATAATAGCTGGAGATTTTAATGCATGTGTAGATAGTAAAGAATATAAGTATTTAATTAAAAAGGGATATAAGAGTGCGATAAAGGAGTGTTGTGGGGAAGAATTAAACACATTTCCTAGTAAGGATAGTATAAAATGTGTAGATTTTATATGGATTAAAGGTGATGTTAAAGCAAAAGAAGGTTGTGTTTTTGGGGGCATAGATGCGAGTGATCATAAAGGTATAAAAGTAACATTAGAAATATAAGTTATTTAATTAAAATAAAATCATAAAATTTATTAAAATATTATGATTTATAAAATAATTTAAGCGGATGAGACAGCCTTACTTGCCTTAGCAAAGTGAGGGCTCATGTAACGCTGAAGGTTGAAGTAGGTGAGCTCATCATCCTTCTTAAGCTTGAGAAGCTTGCGGAGCTTGGCATCAGCAAGAATACGGCGTCCGTTCTTGGGGTCCTGAAGCTTGTGAGCACGGATGTAAGAGTTAATCTCACGAGTGACCTCAGTGCGAGCCATCTCAGTTCCCTTGGGCTTTCCAAGGAAACCGGCAAGCTCAAGACTAATCTTGGTGGGCTTTACAAAACCACTGGGAGCACGGTTACCAGACTTGCGCTTCTTGCGACCCTGCTTGGAAGCCTGCTTGAGCTCACGGTCAGTGCGCTTGGAAAGAGCACGAACCTGAGTAGTTACAGCGGTGAGCTGAGAACGGAGAGAGGTAAGCTGGGCAAGAAGAGCAGTAAACTGATCTCCAAGAGAAGGAGCAGCGGGAGCTGCAGGAGCTGCCTCCTGAACTGGGGCAGGGGCAGCAGGAGCGGCTACCTTAGTGGTTTTCTTAGACTTAGACTTCGATACTTTTTTGGGCATCTTATGAACTACTATAATAGTTCTTTTTTAAGTCCTTTCACAACAATATTAATATTTATTGCTGGGAATATGCTCTTACATTATATATTTTATTCTTGATTTGGGACAAATGACTCATACAACCAAGGTAAGCTAATTGCAGCATCTTGGCTTACTGTTGTAAGGGCTCCAAGTACATAATATGTCCCTAAAGAACGAGCATCCGCATCCTCACCTTTGGTTATAAATATCTCTATTATATCTAATATTCTTTTTTGTAAAACTTCAAAACATTTATGCATTAATACCGCCATATTTATTGTAAAAAATGGATCTCCGTGTTGAGGATTTATTTTTCTTTTTATTTCATTTGATATTTGAGCTCTATATTGCCATATATCTAATAACTCTCTTAAAAATCGTTTTAATTGTATTCTTGATAAATTTAAATACCATTTTACATTTGTTATAAAACCATTCTCATCTATTTTTTGAAATACGTTTATTGTTCGTAATTCAAATTGTTTTTCATATGATAATTCATTAAAATTATCATCTAATTTTATATTTGGTTTTTCTTTTAAAATTTTTCCTATTTTTAAAATTTTTTTCATGTCTGTTTTCATTTTATCTATTGGTAATTCATTTCTATTATATGGGTTTTTTGTTTGTTTCTCTTTTACTATCATATTATATAACGAACAAATATCAAAACTATATATCTTATCATCTTTATCTTTAAAACTATAAAATTGGCTAATATCCAAATCCTTTATATCTTCTAACGTATAAAAATCTGTTTCATTTACAGATTTTTTCAATAATCCAGGACCTCGTAATTTATTTAAATGTCTTCGTAAATAACCTCTCCAAATTTTTTGGATTTTTATAGTAAAATTTGAAAATTTCAAATAATTATATAATAAAAATATTAATTCTTTTTTATTTCCACTTACTCTTTGTTTATAAAATCTACATGTACTTTTTAACTGACTTACATTAAAATTAATAGTTAGTAATTTTTCATATTCTTCAAACGAAGGAATTTCAAAATCTTCCATAGAAACTTTTTTTCTTTTTTTACATACATTTACGTGTTCATATACACATTCTTTCAAAAAGGTTTTGGGAGATCTATTTATTATTTTTATATTTTTTGGAACAACCAAACTTGACATTTATTTATACATATTGAATATTTTTTAATTATGTTTTGTAAAATATTAAAGTATTACCAAGATAAGAACTTTAAAATAACTTTTAAGTTGTATTTATATGTTAAAAAATGTATTATTTGTTTCTTCTTTATTTTTTTCATTTATATATGGGAAAAATATAGATTATTGTAATAAAATAGGGTCAATGCAAAATAGTATTAATAATTCTCCTATGTATTCAATGGGGATTTATATGTGCTTGGAATTACCTGAAGATAATTCTATAACATCGAATAATGTTATTTCTAAAAATAATAAAATAATAGATAAAGAGAAAGGTAAATTTCTCTCCAACTTCACAAAACTAAACTCTAAAAATATTACAGATTTCAAAAAAAATTTTACATCTGTGTCACCTCATAGTAATATTACTGATATTGACATTATATCTCCTTCTCCCCTTGCTTTTACAAATAATCCTTCACCATATATATCACATTCACCATCTATATCACCGTCGCCATCTATATCACCATCGTCATATATATCACCATCTCCATCTATATCGCCATCGCCATCTATATCACCGTCGCCATCTATATCGCCATCGCCATCTATATCACCGTCACCATCTATATCACCGTCGCCATATATATCGCCATCGCCTTCACTAATTATAATCCACCCATCACCTACACTCCAATCTCCATCAATATCACCATCTATAGTATTATCAATAACACCATCAAGTATATTTTATAATTCACCATCTTTACAAAACGAAACAGAAACACATGATAAAACAGAAGAGAAATCAGTTGATGGACTATTGATTGCTTTAATTACTATATCAACTATTCTTATAGTTTTTTTGTTAGTTGCTATAATTTTTATGTGTTATAAACACAACTATTGTAATAATAAGAATAAAACCTCACCAGATGAAAAAAAAGGTGAAATAAAAAATGGACCCGATATAGAACGTGGAGAGATTTCAAATAAACAAAAATCTTTACAAAATATAAATGAAAAAAAAAATAAAAATGTTTTTAAAATAGAAAAAAAAATAATAGATGTTCAAGAAAATCCAAAAAATCAAAAATCACCTAAAATGATAGTAAGAGAGAAAATAAAAGTATTACGCACACTAACTAAAAAGGGTAAACATAAATTTATAAAAGATAGACCTCAAGTGCCTATAAGAAAAATGAAAACAGAATTAATAAACAGGATACCTCAAGCACCTATAAGAAAAAGTAAATCAGAAATAGAAAAAGACAGACCTAAAGTACCTATAGATAAACCCAAAATATCTATGAAAGAAACAAATGGTAGTAAATTAATGATATTGACAGAATCACCATAACAAAGTCAAGATTTTTTATTTTCAATAACTTAAAATAAAAAATGAAAATTGATTTAAAAAATAACTGATGATATTAAACTATATAGGATGAGTTCCGCACAGCAGATGTTCGTAAAAGCAAAAGAGTTCCAGCCTTCCAAGGTTACTTATGATGAGCCACAGACTAATAAGCGTGGTGGCAAGTCAGTAAATATGCGTCTTAATGGTCAGCCAATTGTTCTACAGGTTCCTCTTATGCTCACGTGGGGTGTTAATGAGTGGGTAGATGAGGGAAATGGTTCAGTAAAGTATGATATGGCACTTCAGTTTGACCCGCAAAAGAGCACTTCTCAGCAAAAGTTTCTTAATGCAATGAAGACACTTGAGAATAAGGTAAAGGATGATGCGGTATCCAATGCAAAGAAGTGGTTTGGTAAGAAAACCAGTCGCGAGGTTGTTGATGCGCTTATGTATCCAATTCTAAAGTATCGTAAGGATAAGGAGACTGGTGAGCCGGATTATACTGCGAATCCTACACTTAAGCTAAAGGTTCCGTTTTGGGAGGGTCGTTATAATGTTGAGATTTATGGAATGGACCGCAAGGCTCTATATCTTCCACCTAAGTTTGGAAAGGGTGCTGAGGGAAACAAGGCACCAGAACAGGATTCGGCTTCTACTCCAGTTGATTTCGTTCCTAAGGCTTCTCATGTAAAGGGTCTTATTCGTTGTAATGGTATGTGGTTTGCTGGTGGCAAGTGTGGTGTAACTTGGCAGCTGGTGCAGATTCAGGTTCGCCCACCCACTCGTCTGGTAGGTTCAGGTAATTGCCATATTATGGATGATAGTGACGATGATGAGATTGCAGCTGAGCTTGATGAGAAGGATGAGGAAGAGGAAGTAGAGGAAGATACCTCACCAGCTCCTACATTTGATGATGACGATGATGATGATGAGGAAGAGGAGGAAGAGCCAGAGCCAGAGCCAGTAAAGAAGAAGGTTAAGAAGAAGATTGTGCGACGCAAGAAGAAATCGAGTGATGCTTAAATAAATATAAATTATTATTAAAAAATTTTATTTCCACTGTTCCCGAGCGGCCAAAGGGGGGCGACTTAAGATCGCTTGCAGATGCTTCGTGGGTTCGAATCCCACCGGTGGAATCATAATTATTATTATAAATTTTTTTATTGAATTTATAATAATTAAATACTTATTTATATTATATGAAAATTATTATTGTTTTAGGTAAAAAATTACTACCATCAGGTAAAATTAGTAAAACATTAAAGAAAAGACTTGATAATTCTATTAAATATTATAAAAAAAATGATATATTTATTGTAAGTGGAGGTAATGTTGCAAAAGTTAAACACACAGAAGCTTATGAAATGAAAAAGTATATATTAAATATACTACCAAATGCTAAAATTATAACAGAATCAAAATCTTTATCCACTATTGAAAATATACAATTTTGTAAAAATATTTTAAAAAATTATAATAATAAAGTTTTATTAGTAACATCGAAAAACCATTTAAATAAGGTAAAAAAAATTACAAAAAATTTGAACTGGGAATTGACAAGCTAATTATACAAGAAATACTTCGTGGGTTCAAATCCCCCCGGTGGAATCATAATTATTATTATAAATTTTTTTATTGAATTTATAATAATTAAATACTTATTTTCTTCTTTTTGTTTTCTTTTTTCGGCGTCTCTTTTTTGTTTTTTTTCTCCTTCTTCGTCTTTTTGTTTTTCTTTTTTTAGATTTTCGTTTTCCCCCTCCATGGTAATAATCCAAATCTACATATCTTTGTTTTCCACATTTTTCACACTCCTCGGTACGGTATATGGTTGCCATTTTACCGTCGAACATTGTCGCTTTGTTGTGTCGTTCGAATTCCCCATCTTGTCCAGGCACTGGGACAAATCTACAATCTCCTCCTTGGGTACATAATTTGTCTATTTTTTTTCTCTGTATTTGTAACTCTTTGCAACGGGCTCGACATTGCCTAATTTCTTCATCTAATGCTCTTACGTCTACAGGTGTCGCTATCGGTATCGCAGCTGCAGCTGATTGAGGTATTGTTCTTCTAAACCTATTTAAAAAGGATGCCATTATATAATAACTAAATATTAATTAATTATTATACAAGAAATACTTCAACATAAATATCACCTCTTAAACTCGTATCATAAGTATGCTTTTCATTTATCTTTAATATACCTTTATTTTTTAATAAAATTATTTGTTTTTCTTTTGTAATTTTTAAAGATTCACTATCAAGTTTAAATAATTTCTCTCCAATTTCAAATTCATAAAATCCATTTTCAAATAAATCTACTATAGGTATTTGTTTTTGAACATATATATTATTATTTTCATTTATCCATACTTCAGTTGGAATTTCTGGTTCACACTTTACTATTAAATCTTTATCTTGGAGAGAAAAATGTAATTCATGATGCCATAATGGAACATAAAATTCTTTTTTTTCTAATTCTAATTTAAAAATATTATCATTTAATAAATCTTTCAAAGAAGGATTTAATATAATAATGTTATCATATACCATCTTTTTTTGTAATGTTTCTTTATATTTTTGTAGTAAATCTTCATCTATTCCCAAAACATAATTAAATTTACATAAAAAATCATAAACTTGCTTAGCCTTATTTTTATTTAATTTATCAAAAATTTTTAATGATATACGTTGACAATCTTTTATGATTCCTGTGAAACTTGTATCTACAAATAAACTATCCCATGTTGTTTCTGGAGAGAAATATTTCATACACATTTTTATTAATTCTTTATAATCAATATTTTCATCAATTTCTATTTTTTCATTATAATTATCTTTTGATAACAAGAAATCATAAGCTTCTTTTACTTGTTTAAATTTCTCTCCATTATCTTCTTTATATTTATCTGGATGATATCTTAATGCCATTCTAAAATAAGCTTTTTTTATACAATCAGCAGTATGTTTTTGAGATATTTCTAATATTTCACATGCTCTCTGACAATCCATATATCTGTATACATAAATAAAATATAAATCCCTCTAAGTGATAGATAGGACGATAGTTATTATTATATAATTTTAAAAATTTATGTAATTGAATTATAATATTTTTTATGTTTGTTTCATTTATTTTTTCTTTTTCAATCAAAATTTTAATTATATCGAATATACAACTATGAATATCCAAATTATAAATAAATATTTCATATAAATTATCTCTCATTTCTAAAAAATTAATAGATTTATAATTAATTATTTTGTCTATTATTTTATTACAAATTTTTTTATTTATATTATTAATACAATGAATTTTACCTTTTATATTTTTGATATTAGTAATATTTTTAATATTTATATTATTCATTAAAGTTTTACTTGTAGCTTTTATATATTCTCCTTTTAATGGTCTTTTTAAAGGAACCATTTGACAACGATTTAAAATATTATCAGGAATAAAACTAATATTTTCACTTATTAACATATAAACTATATGTAAGTTTTTATGTTTTAAAGATTGCATATAACTATAGAATATATCAAGTAATTCACTATGTATCATATGAAAATTTTTACAAACTATAATACCATATCCATTAGGTCGAGAACATAAAATATCTAATATATGATAATAAATATCATTATATAATAATTTTGAATGACAACCTAATAATGCCATGTCAATTTCAAAATGAATATCACTTACCTTAAAATCATATTGTTTTTTATTATTAAAATTAAAATTTATTTTTCTTTCAAATCTTAAATTAGTTGGACTATATTTTTTTATATATCGTAATACTTGTGTATATTTTCCAATACCAGATGGTCCATAAAATATTAAATTGTTTTGTTTTTTAAAATCATTATTCATTGAATTGTAAAAATCTTCCATATTTGAATGTATATTATATTTTTGGTTTTCTATAATATGTTCTTCAAATTTTGATGAGAAATATTTCATAATATAAGTAATATATTAAAGCTTTTTTAATACTTAAATAATAAAAAAAATACATTAATATTAATGGACGATAGAGTAAATAATATTAAAAATATAATTTACCAAAAGAAAAAGGACTATCCCAACATAAGTAAAATATGGTTGAAATATATAGATGAATTAATTAAACATTTAAATCATACATTAAATAAAGCAGAAAAAGTATTTGATAATTTAAATGAGGATATGTCTATGGAATGCATTTCATTATTATATTTATTATATAATAACAACGAGTATATATAATTTTATTATGATTTAAATAATAATTATTAATTTTAAATAATATGTTTTTGACTATAAATCATAAGAATTTTGATCCTCATAATATAATCATAAGTGAAAAAACAAAAAATAATGTTATGATAGGAAGCGATTTTCATAGACTTATATTTAGTGATGAATATTGTTCAGCATCAGGAATATTTATAACTTTTTCATTAGAGAATGTTACAATAGATAAATATTTTAATAAAATAAAATGCCAATTTGAAAAAACAAATACAAATAATCAAAATATATCAAGTATCAAAGCAATTGAAAAAATGATACTAAATAAATTTAATAATATTAGAAATAAAACATTAACAAGTAGAATTAAAGAACAGTTAAAAAATGGATATATAAAACTTTATGGAGATGATAAAATTTCATATGGAAAACATAAAAATATAAATTTTTTATTAAAAATATCTGGTATTTGGGTATCTAATCAAACAAACGAATTTGGATTAACATTTAGATTTTTCATATTTAACAATCACATTTAAGCTTTTTTAATATTACCCAAATTTGCCCTATCGCTACACTACATAATATAGATGATAATAAAAATATAGATGTTACAAGCCAATTATTTATTTTAAATAATTTAGGTTTTAATGATTGACCCATTGCAGTTATCAGTATCATTATTTGCACTATAATCATACTTAATGTCATATTCAAAAAGACATTGTATTCTGTAGGTATATTTTTTCCCTTTCTTATAAAATCAATATGTTCGAAATTAACATAAAATAAACCACTGAGTTGTAGTAATATTAGTAGAGAACTAATAGAAAATGCCCATTTCCTAATAGGTGGTGTTCCTGTAATAAATGCTACAAACATTAATATACCTAAAGTTATAAAGGTATTTATACCAGTATTCCAAAATGGCGTTATACCTATATGCCAAACAGCAGCCATAACTAAAAAAGCAGTTACCATTCTTAATTTACCATTTCCCATAATTAAAGACATGAATCCTGATACTAATCTCCCTCTTTTTTTTACTTCTTTTTCATCTGAACCTGTTCGTGATGACATTTAATATATATATTTATTTTATTTCATATTTAAAATTTCTTTATTTTCTAAATATGTTATTCACAAAAAAATAAAATACCATTATTTTATATTATGAGTAATTTTAATTTACAAACTTCACATCCTTTAATTCAAAGCGAACAAACATTTGTATTAGATAGAAAAGTAATATCAGTTCATTCTATTGATAGAGATTATAAAAAGTGGCCCAATAGCAATAATTTTGGTGTTGATTTAGGAGAAGCTTTTCATAATGTTCAATCTCTAAGACTTATTGATTATTCTATTCCATTAAATAATTACACTTTTTCAACTTCCTATCAAAATACCAAAATGTCTTTCACTTATACTACAAAATTAAAGTTTTCCTTTGGAGCACATGATGATACTCCAGTCTTTAATGATGAAAATGGTAGTGCATTTTCTAATAATAAAACATTTATCGATAAGATTATGTTCCAGATATTTACAGGTCAATCAGGATTTTGGTTTAAAGAAATACCCACTGATATTAAAGTTATGGTTAAACAAAGCGATGGGACTTGGAAACAAGTAACTACCACAAGTAGTTTATTTTCAGCAGCAACACCTGCTCCTCCAATTACAAATATGGATAACACTGATATGCAAGTTGAAATTATATGGGAACCTTCCAGTTTCCAGATAAATTTACCCGAAGGTTCATACACTGCAGAAAATTTAGCAAAAACTATAGAATCTTTAATGAATAAGGAAGTTTTTAATGCTTCTGCTGATGTTAATCATAATATGTTTCCTCTAACCGGGAAATCCGATAATACTTTCGATTATACAGGATTAATGTTAGATTATACCGATGTTAATTCAGTATTTTATAGAAAACCTAATGATCCTTCAAATTATGGCTTAAATCCATTTATAGTTAAATATGATAAAATTTCTAATAAAATAATAATTGGTTCAACCCAGGGTGAATTTACTTTAAACTTTTCCAATCAAGAAATTTATGATCCAACATGTGATGTTAATAAAGCAATCTTTCATCAATATACCAAATGGGGATTACCTTCTTATTTAGGATTTGATAAAGTTGATGTGTCTGGAGCTTCAACCGATATTAGTAGCAATACTGATTTTTATATTAAAAATATCGGTGGATTATTTTTACATACTGATATTACTTCTCCTTGGTTACAACCTTCTGGAATAAGTGAAATTATTTGTAGTGGTGCAAATAATGCAACATTTAAAAGTAATACCATTGTTAGAAGTGTTTCCGCGACTAATAATTTAGATATTAATGGTGAAGACGCTATTTATATTGAAGTAGATAGATATAACAATATTGATGAAATATACCCTTACTCTGAAAGAACAGGACATCTTTATAATAATGATTTGGGTCATAGAGTAAATGGTTCATTTGCAAAAGTATCTTTACCAGCAAAAAATGATTTTTCACAAGGTAGAGGACTTAAACCTTCGTTCAATACTAATCTATTTCACAGTGACCCTCCTATACAAAGAATTGATAGATTAAAATTTAAATTTAGATATCATGATGGAAGATTAGTTGATTTTAAAAATTTACCTATCAGTTTAACATTCGAATTTAATATGTTAAAAGATGAACAATCAAGAGGAAAATTTGTTAGAATACCACATCTTTATGGATTATAATTTATCTGATACCCATTCTTCATTTACTTCATCTAAACTTACTCCTTTCATAGGAATAAATTTAGGTCTGCTCATTTTTTTTGTCTTATAAAACACATAAGGACCATATTTTCCTTTTCTTACTGATATTTCATCCGTTATTACTTTTAGTATATTTGGATTTGATGTCTTTTTCCCTTTTAATACATCTAATACATCTTTTAAATCAATCTTTTCCATCTTTTTTTTTATATGACTAATTGAACTGTTTTTACCTTTATATGTTATATACATTCCATATTTACCCTTTTTTAATATTACATCTTCTCCCTCATATTCTCCCAAATTTATATTGTTTGAACCTACCTTATTTAAATCAACAATTTCTTTTAACGTATATTCTCCATTTTTTAATTTTTCCATATCTATATTTTTTTTTACACTTTTAAATGATGTCTCATCACCATTTTCATATTTTATTACAGGACCATATTTACCTATCATATAAATATGATTTTCGTCAATTCTATACGTTTCTCGATGTGAATCTTTTATATTCTTAGACGATTTATTTATTTGTTTATGACAATCATCGCATAATGTATGCCAAATTTTATTTCCATTTGATATTTTATCTAATTCATCTTCCATATATTTTGTATAATCATAATTAAATAAATCATCAAAATGCTTTTCCAAAAATTCATATACCATAATTCCTACTGGTTTTATCACCAATTTATTTTTTTCGTTACCAAATACTCTTTCTGTCTCTATTTCTTCCAAATCTGTCTCCACTAATTTAAAATCTGTGCATTTTATTTTTTTTCCTTCCACATTTTCTTTATTTACATAACCTCTTTCTTGAATCTTTGATATTAAACTGGAAAATGTTGAAGGACGACCAATTCCTTTCTTTTCTAACATTTGAACTAATCTTGCTTCGGTATAATTTTTTTTTAAATCTTTTAATGTAACTTTACTATAAATTTCCTTATATTCTAATATTTTTCCTTCTTTTAATGATAACAAATATTTATATTCTTTATTTTCTTTCTCATAACCTGCTACTATTTTCCATCCAGGAAATATTACCTCTTCACTTGAATATTTATAACTATGCTTTTCAGGCGATGTGATTTTTGCTGTTATAGAGTTATATGTTGCTGGTGTCATACAACTTTCTACTGTATTTTTCCAAATTAAATTATATAATTTTACTTCTCGTGCTGTTATTTTTCCTGCTACTGTTATAGTATTTACATCTATCTTTGTCGGTCTAATAGCTTCATGTGCTTCTTGAGCATTATTTTCTTTCTTTTTTTTATTTTCACCATTATTTATTAATTTTTCCAAATTTTTTGTAACATAATCATTACCATATTGACTTTTAATATATTTTTTTGCTTTTTTTACAAACTCTTTACTATATTTTGTACTATCTGTTCGCATATATGTTATTAATCCATTTTCATATAATGTTTGAGCTAATCTCATTGTTTGTTTTGGTGAGAAATTATATTCATTACTTGCTTTTTGCTGTAATGTACTTGTTGTAAATGGAATAGGAGGATTTTTTTTTACTACTTTAGGTTTTGTTACACTATATTTATGTTCAAAATTTACACTTTCTTCTAAAAATTTTTCCATTTCATTTTCACTATTATAATTATAATTTAAAACAAAACTTAAATTTTTATTAGTAAATATACCCGTTGTTTCATAAACCTTTTTTCCAGGAGAACTATTTATTAATTTTTGTTGTTCATATACTAAACGTAATGCTGGAGTTTGACATCTTCCTGCACTTAAACTTCCTTTTGTATTTCTACTAATATGTTTCCATAATATAGGACTTATTGTATAACCTACTAATAAATCTAATACTTGCCGAGCTAATTGCGCATTTACTGTATTCATATTAATCACTGTTGGATTATTTATTGCTGTTTTAATTGCTGGTTTTGTTATTTCATGAAATATTATTCTTTTTGTTGATAAAACAGGTAAATTAAATGTTTTACAAATATGCCAAGCAATTGCTTCGCCTTCTCTATCATCATCTGTTGCCAAAATTACTTCTTTAGATTTTTTTATCCATTCTCTTAAGGATTTAATATATTTTCCCTTACTTCCTATTGTTTTAAAAACTACATCATAATTATTTTTTGTGTCTATACTTTTCAAACCATTTGCTATTTGTCGGATATGACCAAAACTGGCTATACATTTGTAACCTGAGCCTAAGTAACTCTCTATTTTTTTACATTTTGCAGGAGATTCGACTATTACGAGCTTCATATTATTTAAATAAAATAATAATCTATTTAAATAATTTCAATTTTGTTATAATGTCTTTTTATAATCTGCCCAAGAAATATTTATTTTAGGTTTTACAAACTTTTTTTCTTCCTTTTTTAATTTTTTTTCCATTTTTTTTTCACGTTTCATAGCACTATCAATAAATAATTTTTTTAAGATTTTTCCTACTTTTACCGACGCTTCATGTTGGTCTATTTTGCTGTCTTCTATTTCTTTTAGACATATTATTAAATTTCCTAATATATCAAAATCTAATTCATTTTTCTTTAATCTAATAAATATATTAGTATAATTTTTATATAACCAAGAACATTGAGAATCAATCATTCTATCTATAGATTTCTTTCCTAATCGTTGATATTTTTTTCTTATATCCATCATTATCGATACTTGTTCTTTAATTTTAGAACTATGTCTAAGTTTTCGGATTTTAGCTGTATTATCCGATGCACCTGATTCTTTTAACATTTTATCAAAATTTAATCTTGTCTCATCATCTATTTTAAAAGACATATAATTTAACTTTATTTTTCTTTTTATATTTTTATTGCGTTAATATATATATGACAAAAATCAGTGCACAGAAAAGAAAAAAGCTTCGTGGCGGGGCTGTTTCTATGGATTTTGAAACTCCAAATGCCCAAAATGTAAGTGCTAATGGTGCAATGAATCAGGCTATAAGCAAACAAAAAATGAATGCAAATAATATGGTTAATTTAAATAAAGCTTTAGCTGGAGGAGGCTCTTCAAAAGAAATTTCTGTTCCCCAAATGTCTCAGGCGGGTGGTGAAGGAAATACTTTAATGAAAAGTATGATAGATTTACAACTTCAAACAAGAGCTCAATCCGAAGGAGATGCAGGTGCTATGTTATCTAAGCCTCAAGGTGTTGCTGGAATGGCTGGTGGACGTAAATCAAGAAAAAAGAGAAGAAAATCAAGAAGAAGAAAAAGAAAAACAAAAAAAAAGATAAAACGACGACGAAGAAGAAAAAAATCAAGAAGAAGAAAAAAATAAATATTTTTATTTCATGATATTTACATTAAATAAAAATAACATTATATTTTAATATGAAGTTTGTAGATATTATAAAAGCATTATTAATTGTAGTTATATTTGGATTATTATTTTTTTCATCAATTATTACAAATGGGCTTCAAGATATAAAAGATAATTGGCCAAAATATAGATGTTCTCCAACATATATGCCCCTTGCAAGCTATTTAGGATATGACACTATGGAAAATTTCTCTTATTGTGTCGGAAATATTCAAAAAGATTTGATGGGATTTTTCTTATCACCGATACAATATATTTTAGGAAGTATGGGGGCTGTATTACAAAATCTTTTAGATTCCTTTCAAATGGTTAGAGTTCTTATTGATAAACTTAAAAATTCATTTGGATTTATAATTGGCGATGTTTATGGTGCCTTTACTAATATTATTATGCAATTTCAAAAAATAATTATTAAAACCAAAGATACTGCTATGAAACTTATTGGAATTGTTACTACATTTATATATATGATTGAAGGTGCAAGTTATACTGGAAAAAGTATAGATAGAGGACCAATAGGTAAAACAATAAGGACTATTTGTTTTTCAAAAAATACTAAACTAAAATTAAAAAATGGAACCACCAAAAAAATGAAAGATATTATTTTAGGTGATGTTTTAGAAAACGGTAGCGAAGTTTATGGAACATTGAAATTAAAGGGAGGCAAGGATAGTCCATATTACAAAATATGGAGTGAAAAATTAAATGATTATATTTATGTCACTGGAGAACATAAAATTTTTAATAGTGATAATACAGATAACTCATTATTAGATAATTATATACCTGTTAAAGATTATAAAGATGCCATTAAAACTGGAGCATTTGATAATGTTTTATATTGCTTAATTACCGATAATCATCAAATACCTATTGGTGAATTTACTTTTTGGGATTGGGAAGATTAATTTTTAAGAATATTATCCAGATATTATATATGAATAATATTCCAGAAACATTATATAGTCATTTTACCAAAGAATATAAAAAAAATGGATATTTAGATAAATATGGAGGTTCGGTTGTTATTGCAATTTTAACCTTATTATTTTTCTTTATTGCACTTTCATATTATTATATTAAAGATAAAATGGAACCTATTAGACAAAACTGGTCTCAAGAAAGATGTAAACCAGAAGTTTTGCCCTTTGCAGGATTAATTAAAGAACCAGATTTACCAAAAGGAACATCTAAAATGGAATTTACTGGTGATAATTTCATACAATGTACCAATATTATATTAAGTAGTATTGTTGGTTATTTTATTAAACCTTTTTATTATATTACGGAAAGATTAGTAGATAGTGTTAAAAATTTCAATGTTTCATTAGATTTTCTTAGAGTATTAATTGCTGGACTTAGAAATAAATTAAACAAAATTTTAGGGTATATATATGGTCGTTTAGCTAATGTTCTTATACCTCTTCAAAAAATTATGATTAAATTTAAAGATTTATTACACAAAATTTCAGGCGCTGTTGTTGCTGGTTTATATACAGTATATGGTCTTTATTTGGCAATGAAATCATTTGTAGGTGCGTTCTTACATATCCTTATTATTTTTCTTGTAGTTATTTTAGCAATTATTGTTTTATTTTGGATATTACCCTTTACATGGCCTGCTGCCTCCGCCGGAACGATTTTCTTTGTTGCCATTTCTATTCCTATTGCTATAATAGCTGGGTGGATGAAGCATATCTTAGATCTAAATTCCAGGAGAGTTCCTAAACGAAAATGTTTTGATAAAAATACTATTATAAAAACAAAAAATGGAGATGTTAAGATAAAAGATATTACTTCAGGAACTATTCTTGATAATGGCGATAGAATTACTTCTATTTTCAAATTAAGCACACACGGAATAAATATGTATGATTTAAATGGTGTTATTGTAAGTGGATGTCACAAAGTCTATTACAAAAATTTAGGCTGGATTGATGTTAAAGAGCATCCATTAAGTAATAAAATAACAGATTATAGAGAACACGCTATTTATTGTTTAAGTACAGAAAGTAAAAGAATACGAATTAATAATTTAAAATTTTTAGATTGGGATGAATTAGAACCAATTGATATTATTAAGTTAAAAAATTTAAAATATCTTTCCAAAAATTCTTCTTTAGCAGATATTCATAAATATCTTGAATCTGGATTAGATGGTGAAATTTTAATTGAAGTTGAAGATGGTCAGTCTATCAAATTGAAAGATATACAATTAAATGAACAACTAAAATTTAATGAAAGAGTTATTGGTTTAGTAGAAATTGATACAACAAACATTCAATCTGTTAAAAAATATACATTTGATAATTTTACAATTTGTGGAGCTCCTAATATACATTTTAATGATGTTGATTTAGGAAATTTTAATACTTTAAACATAACTGGTCAAAATATAGATAAACCTAAAAAATTATATCATTTAATAACTGATACTGGATTTTTCACTATTAATGGAATAAAATTAAGAGATTATAATTCAGCAATTGAAAATATTTTAGATATAAGGGATAAATTATTTGAATTATTTTAATTTTTATCTGTTAAATATGTATAATATGTTTAAATTAAATACAGATATTGTAATTTTCGGAATCAAATTACGATTTGAGCTTGTTGTATTAGCTCTTATTATTGGTGGTGTTTCTTGGTTACATTTATTAGGAGGTTGCACCACTACAATGGGTTTCGATGGACTTAGACGTTTGATAGACGAAATAAAAGTTATCGCAGGATTAAAATTTATTGAAGGTAATACTAATATGGGTGCCGAATTAGATTATGATGCAAGTAATGGTGTTCATACTGACACATATGAGAAAAAAGTAGGATTAGCTGAGGTTAATCGTCTTGGTGGAGTTGCAATGAAACCTACTGTTCCATTACCAGAGGGACAATTATTTTATTATGCAAATAACGATTTTAATGCAAAATGTTGCGCAACTTCTAATGTTAGTGGTGGTAATGGTTGTGCTTGCATTACTAAAGAACAGGTTGATTTTTTAAATAATAGAGGAGGAAACAGAGGCAAGGGCTCTGAGTTTTAGGTATATAATATTTAGTTAAAATCTAATAATATTATATATCACATGTTAAGAGCAAAAAGTTATAAGAAAAAGCTTAAGAAGAGTCAAATTAAACTAAGGAAACACAAAACTTACTCGATAAAAGGAGGGAACAGAAATAATAATTCTCGAAGCAAGAAAAAACAAAAAGGAGGTGCGCCGTTTAAGGCACCTGATGGAAAAACATACCAGACCCCAGAGGAGTATGAAAGATACAAGGAACTTAAAGAGGTATTTGAAGATAGAAGGAGAAGAAATGAATCTATAGAGATAACCCCCGATGCTGTCTCTCAAACCGCAATCCAATTAAACATACCTGATATGGAACAAGGAGAAATTGATAGTATGGTAACACTATTAACGACTCACTTAGCTACTTTTGACCCAAATAAAGTTAGTGTTAGAGATTATATAGAAGGAGATATTTTTAATGGAAAAAATCCAGGGGAATTCCAAAACTTAAAACAGATTATTGAAGCGGCACTTGCAATAACAGGAACATCACCATCAGGAACATCAGCAGCAGCAGCAGCAGCAGCAGCAGAAGCAGCAGAAGCAGCAGTAGTAGCAGCAGAACAAAAATTAAAGCAAGAAAGAAAAGAAGACAGAGAAGCTCAAAAAGCCGTAGATGATGCAGTAACCCCCGAGCAAAAAGAAGCTGCTCAAAAAACATTAGAAAGAGAATTAGAGGAAACAAAAAGAGCAGGAGCAGCAGCAGCGGCAGCGGCAGCGAAAAAAGCACAAGCAGCAGCAGCGAAAAAAGCACAAGCAGCAGCAGCAGCAGCAGCAGTAGCAGCAGCAGCAGAAGCTAAAAATCAAGACTCACCAGCAGCAGAAGAAGAAGCTAAAAAAGCCTTCGTTACATTTTTATTATCACTTTTAGAGCAACTTTCAGGCGGAGGATCATTACCTGGTTGGGGAAGCCGTTCTCAAAGTAAGAAAAGTAACGAAGAATATAATCAACCAATTATTGCTCAAAAAAAAGAATTAATTGGTAAAGCAAAACAATATGTGGATGGAGATAACATTCCAGATGCATTAATAACTGTTATGAAAATTTTTATAATTAAAGAAATGTTAGATATAATACAGGGAAAAATCGATAAGTCAATGGACGATGCTGATACAAAAGGAGAAGAACCAGAACCGATAATAGAAGATTCAAAACAGTTGATAGAATCTTCTGTAGAAAAAATTAAATCAGATGATAAACATCCTTTTAAAAACCCAAATTTCCCAAAATTTTTGGAAAAAACTGAGGAAGAATATCAACGATTAATTGAATCACTAAAACAAAATAATGATGAATATAAAAGTATTTTTGATTTAATAAATAATAATAAATTCGACATTAAAATAACAGGTTTAGAATCTTCGGGAAATGAGGGAGCTGGTGAAGGAAAAGTATCGCCTTCATCAGCTGATTCAACAACTACTGATACTGGAACCGATTTGCCTGAGTCATCTAATGAACTTGAAGGAGGTGGAGGAACTATAGACATACCTATGAATAATAATACAAGAAATCTATTAAAAGTTACCACAGCAACTAAAAATGGACAACTCATACAAGAGTTTGATACTATTTTTACGCAATTAGATACTGCTAAACTTCAATCTGGATATAATGAGGACCAAACCATAATTAAAACATTTCAAATGATAACGTCTAAACTTGATGCACAAATAAGTGAATTATCTTCTTTCCGTGATGAGTTAGAAAAGAAATCATGGAGTGGTAACGTATGGCCAGAAGAAGAACAGAAAGCATGGAGTGATACAAACCTTAAATTGATTGATTATACTGAATTTAATAATAGATTTAAAAATTTTGGTGCGAAGTGGTTTAAAGAATGGGAGGGTATAAGAAATAAACATAAAAAACAATTTGAAGATGAAAAAACTAAAATTTTAACTGCCATAAAAACAATGAATTCAAGAGCAATGTTTGCAAAGAAGAAACGAGATCAAGATAATTTAGATGCTTTAAAAAAGGAATTAAATAAGAGAGATACAAATTCTGATTTAATGAGTAAAATAATTGATATTATAAAAGATAAAATTAATAAAAATATTGATGGAACAATGGGATTAATCGACCCTGACCTAAGAAAATATAATTCTATATTTAATTTGGAATTCAATGATGAGAATATAAAATTACTATTTCAGTTAACAAATATAGATATAGAAGATAAGGCTTATACAGTATCTACGAACCCCGATATTAGACAAAAAAGGAAAGAAAAAATAGAAAATACAGAAAAATTTATTTATAAATTAGATATGATATTAGGATATTTACAATATTTATCGATTTGTTTTCAATTAGATGGAGGTGCAATAACAGAAGAGACATATAAAAATGTGAATAATATTACCAACACACCCCTTCAAAATCTTCAGTTAGATGAAGAGAAAATTAAAATGATATGTGATATGGTAGCTAAAGAAGATACAGTCGTTGAAGGTTTAATTAATTATACTTTTAGCTTATTGTTCAATTCAATATTAACTAATAAAAAGAAATATGATAAACATTGTAACTATATAAATTATATTGCTTTCTTTTTAAAAAATAAACAGGAATTAATTAATGAATTAATTAGAAAAAAGCAGGAAATTAGTAGTGACGAGGGGGTCGGTTCTCTAATTAATATTTTACTTAGTGATACATTTGAAGAAGAAACTCAAGAACAAAACGCCACTAACTATAGTAGTCATATTGAAACAATATTAAATGACTACATAGAAATATTTAATGAGGAAATAGCAGATCAGAAAAAACGAGAAGAGCTTATAAAAAAGCAGGAAATTCAGGAATTAATTGATGAAGAAAGAAGAAATGCAGAGCAAGAAGAGACAGAAAATGAAATCGTTAGTAAAAATGTAAGAAGTTTATGGAATGGTGAAAATGGATTTAAAGATATTTACAATAATAGAAATAATTCACAACAAACATTAACTGAAGATTCATGGGCAACTCCAGATGAAAACAATACATATTCATTTTTTGGAACAAAATATTTTGGAATATATTTGTATTTAACTATAAGATATATTAGAAATAAAAAGGATAGTTTAAATTTTAATTTGATAGAAAAATACAATTTTTATCTACTAATTTATAGAGTTTTTGGAAATAGCGAACAAAAAAAGCAGTTATTTAAAAATAATAATATTATTACAGACAACAGGAATGGATTTTTTGCTGGTGATAGGTACCTTGAAACAGTTCAGGGAAAACTGAATGAGATAAGAAGAAAACCTATTGATGAAAATAATAGCGATTTTTTAAAGTTTCATATTGAAGTTATGATTCTTTATTTGATGCAAAAATATAAAGATGTTATTAAAATAAAACAGGAAAAAATAGAAATGTTTTTATTTTCAATGTTTAGTTTAATACCAAACGTATCAGTGAAACCACTTGATGGTGATGATGCAAATAAAAAATCATTAGAAGTATTTTATAATGATAGAATTTTAAATAGAATCAAAAAAGGCGATGAAACAATGGGACAAATTTTAGAAGAAAGCAACAAGTTTGTTGTGGGAGGACGAATTTTGGAGGTTGAATTTGATTATCATTCTGTTATTGTTGGTTTAGTAGATTTAATTCATAAAAATTTAATATTTTTAAACCCATTAAAAGCATTATATAAATATGTTTTTTCAAAAATAAATGTAATTATGAGAATTAGCGATGTTCAATGTGCTAAAAGACAAGGATATAAACCACGTTTGATAAATAAGTTACTTGTATCACAGTCAGGAGATTCACTATTATTTTCAAACATAGAAAATGAGAAAATAAAAATTATTGAAGACAAGAATAAAATTTCAGCAGATAAGCAATCGAGTTTAAAAACATTTCAATTTGATTTTATGAATCATATTTATGGTCCTAATGATTCTGATGATATGATGACCTCTCGTATTAATTATGGATTTATGAATTTACTTAAAAGTTATGATAACGTCCCTGGTACAAGATGGAGGGATAGTATTCTTTCTTCAGTATATTTTACATACGGATTTTCTGGGTCTGGAAAAACTTATAATACAAAGAATATTATAGGAAGCCTATTAGCGTATATTGCTGAAAATCATAGTATGGTTAAAAAAATAGATATTAGATATAGTGAATTAGTAGCAGCAACGACACCAGACTCAGATGTTTTGATGTCAGGAAAAGATTTCAACGGACCTATAAGTAATCATGCATCCTGGCAGAAATTTGAAGATGATTTTACCGAGAAACCAGGAGGAAGAGAGCAACTGGAGAAATATAAAGCTGAATTATTACCATACTTTTTTACAAAAGATTCAGAAAACTATCCCCCATTGGCTAGAGCCGATAGTTTTAACCCTTTTAAAAAAAATAATACTAAATTTGATAATGTTGTATCCTTATTTGATGTATGGAATAATAGTATGGATGATAAAAAAGGACAATGGGGAAACAGAATAAAAGGAGGATATATAAGACAAATTTTTGTTTATAATGAAAAAGACAAGAATTTTCATAGTTTAGAATTAGGATTCAGCGATCAGTTACACGCAAAATATTGGTTTGAAAAATTCTACGGATATTCAAACAAGTTACAATCAATAAAAGATAATACATCTAACTATGAATATGAAAATGATAATAACTATGATCAGGGATTAATAGAACAAAATGATACGTTCAAGGAAGTTATTACAGCGGATCAAAACATAATTAAACAAGAAGGAACTACTGGTTTTAATTTTAAAAAAATTAACTTAGGATTGGATTTTCAAGATAAAACTTTATTAGATTATAATTATTTACCGTTTGATGAGTGGGTTCTTGTAAATGGACATATGCCTATGAGAAGAGGAACATTTGATGATTTAAACAGTTTTTTATTATCTGGAAGTTCTACAACTTGGGAAACTAATAGAAATTTAGTGAGTAGCGGGGGGGATGAGTGGAATAAAATTAATCAGGAACGTACAGAAGTTTTTAATAATGTTGAAAAATTTGTTACAGAATCTGATTACGATTACACAGAAAATATCTCTAACTTATTTGATAAATTTAAAAATACATATGGAAGCCCGGAGAACGAACTACAGCAATATTGGAAAAAATTCAATACAAATTTTATAGAGGCAGCTAAAAAAATAGATGAAACTATATCAAATATTATTGATAATCCAGATGATCGTGTGAATAACAACGTAAGTGGTACATTTAAACCTATGTATTTTTTAACAGCCCCAGATAACAAAAACATTGGTTTTAAAATTACTGCACAACCAATAAAATTATTTGATAATAATATAGAATTAAATATATCTTTAGAAAAACATCCCTCAAGTAATGAATTTATGATAGTTTCTAATTGTAACAATACAGAAGTCAACTCGGTGAAGTTTTCTATTAATAAGGGGACACCTACACTTGCTGATTTAGCTGGCGGATATCAAACTGTATTGACAGAATATAATCAAGCGAAAGATGCATTGTTAGCTATAATACCAGGTGATAGAAAAGAAACTTGGGGACGCAGTATAATAAATCAGGAAATCGCAAAATTACAAAATTATCCATTTACAGGAAAAAATTTTCAGTTAGGAAAGGGAGATTTTTTGGATAAAAGTACAGGTATAGATGCAACAACATATATTCTATTCCAAAGAACAAAAAAGGGTGGTGAAAAATCAAAAGTTGCAAAAGGTCTTTACGGAAGAGAGGCATATGATTTTGTTCCACATAGTTTAGTATTTAATGGTGAACCTTTGGCTCACTTAGGACACGGCGAGATTGGTAAGGGTAATACTTTTTTGGATAAAGAATCCGTTGTTGAAGGAAACGCAAGTCACTTAGCAAAATTTTATAGTGATACAGAAGATTGGAAAAGTACAACAAAAGCATTATATTTACCATTTGTTCATATGCGCGATAAGTATTCGGAATCAAAAGATATTGATCCTCGCATACAGTTAAGTTATGCATTAAATCATAAAAATACTGATAATTTTAATACAGCCTATGAGTCTAATCGTGGTGGTCTCAACAAAGATGGTATCAATCGTTTGAAAGATGAGGTCGATAAAGTATTCACTACGTCGAATGATTCACTTAATAATAAAGCAAAAAAATTCAAACAAAATGTAAGAAATGCATTTAATGAAATCGGATTACACATAAATATATTGAAAATAAAACCTAAATACGAGGATTTATTGACAAATTATAGAAATGCAGAGAAAAGATTAGATAACTATTATAGCATCGAAACAGAAAAGTATTTTGAAAATGGTACAATTTCTTCTCCTATTCCTACAAACGAATGGGAGTATCCAGATGGTAAATCTAAAACATTTGAAGATTTGAAAAATGTGACTGTAGATATAAAAAATGGAAAAAATATAAGTTTTGTAAAAGATTATTTTACAAATACTGATTATTTTGGAGGAAAGGGAAGTAAAGGGGAAAATTGGAAAAATAATTTTTCTGATTCACGTAAAAAAATTATTCAACAGGTAAAAATTAATTTTTTAGAACATATTGCAGATGGTCTTCCCCTTGATCAAGATATAACAACTGGGGAGACATTTGGGGATAAAATAAAATTAATACAAACAGACTTTAAACAATTTATCGACATGATGAAAGATGAATATAAACCAATAGTCCAGGAAAAATACATTACAATGATAAATATCAAGGAAAAAGTTGAGAAGAAGTGGCCTGAGGGACTTCCAGATGGACTCTCTCTTGATGAGACTATTAATTTAAAGATGAGTCAGTTACAACTCAGAGATATGTTAAAGAAACATATTCGTAAAAACTTATTCTCACTAGAAAATGGCACTGATGATATAGATCAACATAAAATACAAGTTACTGTTCGTGCAGAACAAATTACAGACATACCAGAACCTAATAAGTATAAACATATACATTTATTAAAAGAGGAATGTAGAAAAACAATTAAGGATATATTAGATAAAAAATTGTTGTATCAGGATACTGTAAATAGATATTTCAAATTTAATGAAGAAAAATTAGAAAAAGTAAAAATAAGATTGGAAGAGAGTAAATTATTAAAATTACGAAAAGTAGAAGAGACTGGGCAAAATATATGGGAACGAGTAGAAGATAATGATTTCGATACTGAATTTAAAAATTATTGGGAGAGTTCAAAAAAATTAGGATATACAACAGAAAGTGAAGATAACTTTAAAAAAATACAAACACAGCCTCAATATATTAATATATATGAGAAAAAAGAGGGTGATGACACGGAAAACCAAAAAAGTATGAATAAAAAATTTAAATATCATTATGATGCTGTTGATACATTCAAAAAAACTTCAGCAACATATAATAATGATAGAAGTTCGAGGTCTCATTTAGTTTATGAAATAAGAGTAGGTGTTATACAACCGAACCATAAAATGAAATATCATAATATTATAATATGTGATTTAGCAGGTAAAGAAGACGTTATATCCGATGAAAAAATGAAAGAATATATTAGAAATATTTATAAGGGTGCGATAGAAGAAGGAGCAGAATTTAATAGAGAAGGAGCAGAATTTAATAGAGCCCCTATGCCGGGTGGAGCGGGTGTGAAAGAGAGAGTGAAAAGAGCAAAGAGAGCAAAAGCAAAAGCAGAAGCAGAAGCAGAAGCAGAAGCAGAAGCAGAAGAATATGCTTCTAAATACGAAATCCAACGAA